GGCGGCAATGCCGCCCCCCCTTGGGCAGTGGATCAGGCGATGGTGTGTACGTATACGCACTCGGGCACAACCACCTTGGCCCCGCACAGGGACAGGCCCTTCACCCCGTCGTCGAACCCCTTCTCCCGGCGGTATGCTTCGGTTTTTCCGATCTGGCTGGCAAAGGTGACGCCTTCCTCCGTCAGGGCGATGACCTCCTTGTTAAGGGCGTTGCTCACGTACAGGTCGAACCCGGCGGCCCGGCCCACGGAACCTTCGGACAGCACCACCTGGCCGTGGAGCCCGCCGGAAATGAACCGGCTGTCCATCAGCAGCCCTGCCTCCAGGGAGGGAGGGATCACCACCTTTCGGTTGCCCCGGGGCACGTTCTTTTCATCCATGGCAGTCTTGATGGCGACCAGCAGCTCGTATAGCCCGCCGGCGGGGAGAGGGCCGGTTTTCTTTGTGCCTGCGCCAGAAGTGATGACCCCCTTCAGATAGGTTTCCGCATCCTCCGCCAGCTTCCAGGCGGCGGATCTCATGGCGGCTTCCATCAGGTGGGGCCTGGCCTGGGCGGCATCCACGTCGTTGAGGTAGAAGTTGAAGTAGGCGGCGTGGTCGATGGTGAGGGTCATGTCCGTGCCGGAGAGCTGCTCCGGGTCGGCGATGTCCTGATTGGGGGTGTAGGGCTTCACAGTGATGTCGCTGAGGGCGTTGATATGCACCGTGTCGCCGTACTGGCTGATCTCGCCCTCCCAGTTGCGGTTGCACAGCTTGCCGAAGACCAGGGCGGACCGGAGGGATTCGTTGAGCTTGGCGCTCCACACCTTGGGGATGAACTGAGTAATGGCCATGATGTCTCCTTTTCTGTTTCAGGGGGGAATGGGGGAAAGGGCACCGGGGGATGAGGGGCATCACCTCCTTTCCGGCAGGAATGGCAGGGCGGATTATCTTTGCTGGAGGGCGGAGCATACCTGGGGCCAGCGGGCGATGATTTCCCCTTCCGACAGATCCGCCACCTGGCTGCGGGTCAGTGGGACGCTGCCGCCGTGGAGGGGCGCCACCGGGGGAATGCCCCTTGTTTCTTCCCGGAGGAACAGGGGCGGATATTTGTCCCGCAGCCCCCGGGCGGCGGACTCCATGGCGGTTCGCTCTCCCTGGAAGGGCGCCACCTCCATCAAGGAGGACATTAGCTCTGCCGCCGCCGGATGAGCACCCATATCCGTCAGCACGGTGCGGAATATTTGCCGATGGCCTGCCTCCATCAGCTGCTGCTCCCGCTGCTGCAGGGAGTGGATCAATGCGTCCTTCTCCCGGAGATATCCCTCCATCTCGTCCCGCAGGGCCTGGAGGGCCGCTGAGTTTTCCGGGAAGCCGGGATCGCCGGAGGCGTCGTGGGCGGGGGCAGTGTCACGGGATGGAGAAGGGACGTCAGCCGGGGAGGGGTTATTTTCTCTGGTGGAGGATGGAATGGGGTTTACCTCAGGATTTTCCGGGGAATTCACCCTGTCTTCATCGGCGGAAACAATGGTTTCCTTCATATTTAAATAGTCACTCCTTTCAACAGGCCTCGTGAGTGTTGTTTTAGAAACCGAGGGAGAAGGGGCGTGGGGGCGACCGATAAGCCCCCACACCATGCAGGCTCATGTAAGCCTGCATGGTAGTGTGCAAGCTGCAATCCCTTCCCGCCTGCAAGCACAACTTGCAAAAGCGAGGAGAGAAGGAGTCCAGAGGGCCACCGATAAGCCCTCTGGAACTTGCGGGAAGGACAAGCCTGCATGGTAGTGTGCAAGCTGCAATCCCTTCCCGCCTGCAAGTCTTCTTTGCATCAGTGAGGACAGAGAAGGAGTCCAGAGGGCCACCGATAAGCCCTCTGGAACTTGCGGAAAGGACAAGCCTGCATGGGAGAGCTGAAGCCGCAGGCAGACGACGATGGAGGGGCGATCGATCAGCCCTCGTTTATCCCCCCAATCCCTTTCGTACCCCCTCCATCATCCCGGGACAGGCGCGGAGCATCCCGTCCCGGAGATAAGCCCTGCCGCCCCTGTGATGACTGCCCTCATGAACCAGGACTGCATAATCCAGCCTGTTCCCCACCTGCAGGGTGAGCCCCTCCGCCCGGGCGGTCACATCCTCCATCAACGCCCCTGTCTCCCGGATGGGGCTGCCGTATCCCGAGGCCATGCAGCGGAGTACCTGAGCGACAGCTTCCGCCCCTGCCTGCCGAAGGGCTTCCTCTCCCTGGCGGCGCAGTGATTCCATCACCTGCATCCTTCGGCTGATGAGTTTCATGGGGCGGCCTCCTCTGCCAGCAGCCGCTCCACCTCCTCCGGCTGGAGGTAAGGGTTCAGCCGCAGGGCGGCCGCCCGGTCGATATCAGGCCGCATCCGCTCAATATCCGCAACGGTCTCCGTCATGTTGATGAGGGTCTGCCGCTGGAAGCGGATGCCGTCCGTGTCGTGGCCCAGCAGCCGCAGTACGCCCTGCACGAAGGCAAACACCTGCCATTCGTATCGGTCGGTTTTCAGGTTCAGGTTGGTCTGGGCGGCACGGATGGCCACATTGGTCAGGCTGCCCCCTGTGAGGGCGGTCATATCCAGCGCCATGTAATCATCGTAGAGCGCTTTTTCCAGCAGCTTCAGGGCGGTCTGCCGGGCGGCATAGGGCACCTCAATGGTGCGGGGTTCGGCGGTGGCGCTGGCGCCGCTTCCGTCTGACAGGTTGGCCACTGCCTTGATCCGCTGGATCTCCGAGAGCATCACGGCAATGTCCTCCGTGGTGCCGCCGAAGTTGTTCAGCACCCAGTACACATCGTTGGCCCGGTCCAGATTGTCTGCAAAATCGCTGAGAATGTTGTCGTAGGCGTCAATCTTTGCCCGAATGTCGGGGGTTAGCTCGCTGCGGCCCTCCCGGTTGGCGTACAGGGGCAGGACAGGCAGGGCGGAATAGCTGACCCCCTGGGAAATGGGGGCGGACAGGGGGCGGTAGCTGGTGCGGATCACGTAGGGCGTCAGGGGGAGGGTGGTTTCCCATTGGCTTCCCCGCCGCCGGATCGCCAGCACCCCTTCTTCCAGAAACAGCCGGATGGTCATGGGCCCCTGGGGAGCGGGCTGCCGGAAGTGAACTGCGCCCCGGATCATCCCTGTATCCTCGTCCCGCAGGGGCAAAAGCCCTGTACCCTGGTTCTCCGCCGCCGGGATCATCTCCAGATGGCCGTTGTTCCAGAAGCCGTAACATACCCCCTGGAGCAGGGCGGATTCCCCCATTTGCTGCAGGATCTGATCAAACCCTGTGCCCAGCAGCTTTTTCAGCCCTCTGTCCTGCAGTATGACCCCGTTGGACAGCAGGTACTGATTCTGCTGGCATACAAACCGGAACAGGAAGCTGCTGGCGATTCTGTTTCCCACCACGTCCCGGGTGGCGGCCCGGATATGGCGGCGGCCGGACTCATCCCTGGTTTCCACCTGCGGGGCCCGGAGGACGGTTTTCCGGGAGACTGATACGTTCTCTCCCCGGAAATACTGGAGGGCCTCCAGCATCTGCAGGAAGGGAAGGCTGTGGCGGTACTCGTCCACCGCCTGGAAGAGGAAGGCGATGGCTTCCTCCGGGGGATGGCCCGGGTCTCCCCCGCAGGCATCCACCCATTGGGCATAGGTTGGCAGCTGATTCATTCATTCATCCTTTCCATATCATTTCAAAGGCGTCTAGGTGGTGTAAGGGGTGCACTTAGCCAAAAAAACAGACCCTCCGAACGGGAGGATCTGGCGGCTCATGAGGGAAAGGCAAGGGAGCCCGGGGATGAGCAATCTCAAACGTGGAATACCCTATATGCTGCGCCGGAGGCGTCCCTCCATGATCCGGCAGATGCAGGCGGCGGAGTCCGGGGCATCGTCATGGACGGCGTGCTCTGTGTAGTCCAGGATCTGGCGGATATACCCCTCGTCTGTACCCTTCGTAAAGCGGATCTTGGGCCACCATCCCCGCAGGTAGGTGGCGATTTTCACCCCCTTGTTCATCCGCTCCGCATACAGGCGCACTGCCATGCCCCGGCGGCGGATCTCCCGGGCCAGGTATCCCTTGTCTCCATTGGTCTCCACATGGATGGGGGCGCAGCGCATCTCCCGGCACAGGTCAAGCCACCTGTCCAGGTGCTGGTCCACGTGGCCCGGACGGAGCTGCCCCATGAGGTACAGGGTATCGCCCCGAAGCTGGCCCAATGTGAAGGCGCACTGGTCTTCTCCGCCGTAGGCAGCATCCACATGGGCAATGCCGTCCAGCACCAGGGCGTCCTCCTCTCCCTGAGGGGGGAGGGAGGAGAAGAGTGCATCCTCTGCCGGGGTGTGCCGAAGCTCATAGTTGGCAGCGAACAGGCTGGGGCTCATGGCGGCCTTCAGCCCGCTGATCTGGTCGGGGGTGAATAGTCCCGTCTCGTATACGCTGAACCGCCGGGGAGCGGGCATCAGGCTGATGGCGTCCTCCGGGTGCCAGGGGGTGCCGGTGTTCAGCAGCCGTCCGCCGGGAATGCGGATGTTCTGCAGCTCCATGTATACTTCCCTGGTGCGCTGCCGCTCCGCCGGGCTGATCCGATCCTGAAGATTCACAATATCGTCGGTAAAGAGGATATCCGCATGCTTCCCCGTCAGGCTGCTGCCAATGCCCATGCCCAGCAGCTGCGGGGCGTCTCTGGGGGCCTGATAGGCGGTGGTGGTGATCTGATGCATATCGCCCCGCAGAGGGAGGACTGCCTCTCCCCAGATGCGGGCGGACAGAATCCGCATGGGGGCGCTGGTCATAAGGGTGCGAACCTGCCGGATGATCTCCAGCACATCATCGTCCGTCTTGCGGAAGAAGAGGATGTTCTGCCGGGGATAGAGGATCATCCGCAGGGCGATGGCCAGGGTCAGGCAGGTGGTCTTGTAGCTGTTGCGGTGAGCCAGCAGGGTGGCGTCCCCTTGTCCGCAGACCATGTTCTGTATCCAGGGACCGTGGAGCTGCTCCTGCAGCTTGGTGAAGCCGCACCATTTCCCTGCCTGCACTGGATGATCCAGCAGGAAGTGAAGGGCGTCACGATCCATGATCCCCCTGCCTTTTTTCCAAATAATCTGCCAATGCCTGCCTGATCTCCTCAGCAATAGCAGATGGTTGAGCATCCTGGCTTTCCGCTTCGGAAAACAGGCCGTACCGCTTGGCCAGCAGCTCTGCGGCCCTTGCCCTCTCCGATACTTTGGGGGGCGATTCTTCTCCTTTCTTGTCGACTTCCGTCAGGGTGCCCCGCATGATATCCGTCATGAACTGGAGGATTTCCTCGGGCTGCGCAATGTCGCTCATTCGGGAGACTTCCTTTCACAAATGGCAGACTCTGGTTTGGTGTCTGGGGAAATCGGGTCTGCCGGCTCCTGGGACAGCTGTTCCAATGCCCGGTGCCGGAGCCTGTTCACATAGTGGCGGGTGAGCTTCATCATGTCCGCAATTTCGCTGTCCTTGAGTCCGTCTCCGTAACAGCTCCGGAGGATCAGCTGATCCCGCCAGGCGGGGATGGCGGCGCACACCTGCTGGAATCGGTCTCGCCAGTGCAGCAGCAGTTCCCGGTGATGCTGGAGAGCGTGGAGTTGGCTGTCCTGGCACTGCAGAAGGGCGGAAACAGGATCGTTCGTTCCCCGGGCGGGGGATTGCCGGACGCCGGGATAGCCGGCGGGGGCGCCGGTGGTGCCGCATTTCGCCATGGCGTGTTCCACCAGGTGAAGCTCCTGCTGCACAAGGGGCATGTGCTTCACAATGGTGCGGTCAGATACGCGTGCCCAGCAGGCGGCGTGCAGCTGCCGACCGTCGGAGGGGCAGGCAGTAGAAGGGATGGGCGGCGCCCAGCCGGAGGGGAAATGATGCTGCATATGGTTCAACCCCTTTCATGGTTCTCATCAGCCATCAACGAAAGCAGAAAGAGAACATTTGTTCTGATTGCCAGCTTACCCTATCACAACCTGTGGTTGCTGTCAACGGGGTAAAAATGTACAATTGGTTGCATTTGTGTGGGAGAAGGTGTAGAATTGTGATGCAAAGATCATGAAATACCAGCGATCTGCCACATCCATAACCAGGCTGAAAGGAGCTGTCCACATGCTGGGGGAACGCATTCAGTCATTGCGGAAAAGCCGCCGGCTGACCCAGGCTGCCCTGGGAGAGCTGATGGAGGCGACCTCCGCCGCCGTAT